TGTCGAAGTCGCCTTCAAAACCAGTCTTCATGGACACGCGCTCGAACATCTTCATGCCATTAGGAGCGTCAGTCTTGATGAAGAACGCATCTGGGTCGGTCAGGAAGTTGTTGACGGTGTAGCCCTGTGGAACCATACCCATGTTGCGGACAGCGTTGATGTCGTTGTCAGCAGTGCCCACACGCAGAGTGGACTTCAGGATACGGTCGGCCGTGAACATCAACTCTTTCGGGATGATGAGCTTGAGGCCCTGAACCGCGATCTTCAAGCCACGTTCGTCGGTGAACGCAGCGATGTCGATCAGAGCTTGTTCCAAGGAGGTCTCGGACAAGTCGGCGGGGGTTGCCAAGGTGTTGGACAGGTTAGGACCAGACAGGGTGGGGTGGTTGGTTGCGCACAGAACAACGCCATCGCCACCGACTGAGGTGGTGAAAGCGCCGTTCAACACGGCCGCAGCCTTGATCTGCTTGGTCTGAGCCATCGAGCGGGCCAATGCCTTGGTGTAGCGTCCCGACAGACGGTCGTAGAGGTTGTCCTCAACGGCTTCTTCGGTCAGCGAGAACGCCAAAGCGATGGTCTCGTGGGTGTAGCGCGCTGTGTAGACTTCTTGTGCTTGGTCGTACGAAACGCCAGCGCCTTCGGTCTTCACAGGGGCTTCACCAAAACCCGATTCCATCACTTCTTCTTCAAACGCACGGTCTGAGGATTCGATGGTGTAAATCTGGGTGTGTTGGTTCTCGTAGTTTTTGTACTCGAGGCCGAAAAGGGCGTTGAGACCGGGCTCAAGTTCCTTAACTAGTTGTGCACGTGAGATTGCCATTTTTCAGTTCCTTTAGATTAGGTCACGGCCTTGACGCCAGAGCTACCGTACAAATGCTCGTTGATTTTCACAACGACAGTTGCAAAGTTGCCCAACGCATTGCCCGGGACGTTATACAGGCCCACAATCTTCAGGTTCAGCGCTGCTGTATCTGCGATGGTGGAAGAGTCGAGTTCCATGGTGGAAACACCAGTGGTGGTGCTGCCGCCAGTGCCCACGACGTCAGCGTTTTTGCCGATGTCAGCTTGCACGATGTCCTCGTCTGCCTGGATAAGAAACAACTGACTAGGGTCGTCAAGCACATCGGCAATGATCTTGCCAGAAGTGATGTTGACAGAACCAGGATAGAAGTTCTTGAAGGTGGGCTTGCCAGTGGTGGGGTCGATGTAGCTACAGCCGTTAAGAACGCCCAAGGCCGCCGCATGCGTGGCCGGAGCAAATTTAACAACATAGCCTCCTACGATGGTGACTAGGTCACCTTGGAAAATTGCGCCAGCTTGGTTGTCCTCAATCTCGTAACCGTATTGCTTCTGGGCACCAGTAGCAGAAAGGTTACCGATCGGGCGCAGACCAAAGGCTTTGTCGATGTTCGCCATTTGTCATTCCTTAAAAAAGATGGATTCGTCAGCCCTTGTTGGAGCCGCCGAAGGATACGCGGGAGCGACGGGTAGGGCGGTCAATGACCATGCTGTTGTGTGCATTGGCCTTCAACAGCTCATTGTCAGCTGCCTGCAATTGGTCATTCGCTCTGTCTCGGTAATACGCATTGCGCTCTTCAACTGTTTCCACAGGGATACGAGCAAGAAGTAAACCTCCCACGCTGATCACGCCAGCATGTCGGCCGTCTTCCACTGTTGGGACGTGATAGTCGGGGTACTCGTCCCCACGAACCAGCTCATACCCCTCACGGAGTTTGCCTGAAATGTTCGTGCGGTCGTCCATACCACCAACTTCAGCCCGAATCCAACGGTGCTTGTATCCCGGAGGCGCAGGAGGCGCGTCCAGTCGTGAAGGGGGTGCCCAAGGCTTGCGTCGCGCATCTTTCTCACGGGTTTCGACGCCGCGTGAAGTGCGATTGAGAGTGGGTAATTTGACGTCTGACATGGTTTATTCCTTTACGTACTTGGCATATTCCTCGAGAGGAACACCCAGCTTCTTGGCAATGGCAACTTGACTTGGTGTCAATCTGACAGTGCGGCGTGCGTTATTAATACCCGATGACCGGGATGCAGGTGCCACCGTTTGCACGG